TAAAACAGATGCAATTCTATTTTTAAACGTCTTAAACGTCTCAATATTTTCTCCAAATGCCTTAAGCATAACACCGTGAGCTACTTCGTGTGCTACGGTTCTTTGATTTGCTTTATTTAAGTTAATGTCAATACGACCAACGTATGAACCATCCGGCATTTTAACATAAGAAAAATTACCTGCAGACTCGGTAGGTGCATTGATTGAACCCATAGAAGAAGTATAACTATCGTCATTATCGTGAATGACAATGTCAAAGTTTGGAAGAACCGACTTCAGTGTTGTAATAATCTTCTCTGCTGAATCAACAATAGATATTTTATTGGTATCTTTTAGATTTGATTTTACTTGGTCTAATGCAGACTTATTAGTTACAGATGTACCTTGACTTACAGGAGGTGCTTCAGGAATTTCCTTTTCAGCAAACATCTCTTCCATACGAGCAAGTTGTTGTTCTTCTGTTTGTGTCTGTAAAGACACTACTTGAGCTTTACCCAATAATGTCTCTACTGCTTTAACTAATTCAGGATTAGTATTTTTTTTCTTAGATTTAAAGTAAGCCTCAAAAACTGCATCTTGTTTTGATACGTTCTCTGCTATTGGAAGAAGATTCATTGGTATCTCGTCATACAAAGGATTAACCTCTTCATCTGTAAGCAAACGAATAGACTCCCGTGTAATTTCAGGAGCTTGTACAGTTACTTCTTCTTGGACACCTTCTTGGGCAACGCCTTGAGGTTCTGCTTGGGGTTCTCCTTGCTCCACTTCTTGGCTAACTCCGGCTTCTGTGAGTACAGGAACTTGACCTGCTGTTTGGATTTGAATGGCATAATCTTTTGCTTCTTTACCTGTTAATGTATATGTGTAACCTCCTCCTACAAGTTTAGAACCTTTCTTTCCTATAGGTAATCCAAATATTTTTTCTCTTGTTTCTACTTCTGTTAGAGTAGAAAGTTCTGCTCTATCTCTAAATTGCTCAGGAATTTCTTCTAATGTTTCTACAGCAAATACCTTTACTTCATCATCCTCAAGTGAAGATATTTCTTCAGGAATAATAGTTTGAGAAACAGGCTTAGAATTAAGAATAATATCACTTATTTGTTGATTAATATTATTTACTTCTTGCTTTTGTTTTACTACAAGAGCATCATCTTGGGTCTCAATTTCAGTTTTTAAATTATTTCTTTTACTTAATAGATTTGCTATTTGAGTTTTCTCATCATTATTAACATCTAATTTTTTTACTGCATTAGATACCTGTTGTGCTTTATCAAAAATATAAACAGATTGTTTTGCATCTTCATCAGTTATTACACCATCCTTTACATTTTTAGCTAGATTTTTTACTAATACATCCCTAGATTTATTTGTATTTGTAATCTGTATTTGTTCTGAAGTAAATGGTTCTGCTTGTGAAACATTAAATATTTGATAAAGTTCAGATGGATTATCTTTTAAAATAGTATTAATATCTGATTTAGCTTTATTGGTCTCTACTATATTATTTATTTGTTCTTTTGCTTGTATGATATTAATTGGTGCTGAAAAAGCAACACCACTTCCACCTCCTATAATAAAAGCATCAGCAGCACCTTGAAAAGCAGGTCTTCCACTAATAAGATTTTGAGTTATTTGTGTTGCTGCTTCTTCAATTCCTTCTCCTAACAATCCAATTGGTGCACCGTACTTTTTTAAAGCACTCTTATACATTTCAACTAATCCATCTTTAAATAAAACTTTGCCCGCTTCAACACCTTCTTTTTTAATTATATCTCTATATACCTGCCCTATTGTACCTGTACCTATTGATGAGAAAACTGTTTCAGCAGACGACATAGCTAATGCTTTAATTGTCTTTTCAATCTCAGGCATATTGGGAGAATCTTCTTCTAATTGTTTTCTACTACTTTCTTCAAATGCAATTGTTCCTGCAGCAACTAATTCTGAAGCAGTAAGTGTTGCTCCTCCATACATCATTGCTAAACTAACAGGTGCAGACTCAACTATTCCACTACCTAATAATTCAAATGCATCTCCGTAGTTACCATCTTTTAAGTTTTCATATACGCCTGTTTTTTCATAATTTGCTTTATTAAAAGCTGAAACTCTTTCATTAAGTATTTTATCTTCCTCATCTAATTGTTTTAATATTGGATTTTCAATACCAAGCGTTTTGCCAAACTTATCGGCGTTCGTTGATATATCTAATCCTGTTGCCCAAGCAACTGCATTTTGAGGAGCTGAAAATATAGTATAAGTAGCTTCGGGAATTGAAGCCACAATTCTCGCCGCTTGATTTATGCCTATTGAAAATCGGTCTAACAGTTGACCTAAATATCCTTTATTTTCTTCTTCACTAGGTGCCTGATATGTCTGAAACCCTTTGGGTGTAGTATCAGATGGGGGTGGTTTTACAGGTATCTTAACAGGCTTTTGTTCCTGTTCAGCAATATATTCTTGTTGTGCTTGAGGAATTAATACAGAAGGTGCTTCAAAAGTCGGTTGGGAAAAGTCGGAGCCATCCTGTAAATTTGTGCCACCAATTGATAAACCTTTTTTTTTTACATTAACAGGTTCTTGTATAGCACCAATAGAAAACTCAGGAAATTTTGAGAACACTTCATCCTCTGTCTTATATTTACCACTATTAGATGTTGCAACAAAATCTCTTAATGATTGAATATCGTATCCACTTAATTCAGGAAATTTTGAAAGCAATGTAGCTTCATCAGCATATTTACCACTATTAGATGTGGCTATAAAGTCTCTTAATGCTTGTTTTAAATCCGGCATAATTATTTTTTTATCTTTCGTTTCCTCCTGTTATAGTACCGCTAGAACCTCCCCCTGTATTGGTTTGATTAATCAATTCAGCTTCAGCTTCTTTTTCTTCTAAGGTAGCACCTTTTAGATAATTTTTCTTCATCCATGCTTCAATAGCTTTTAAAGCAGCTTTATTTTTAACACGAGTTCCTACAGGAAACTCAGGTGACTCAGGTCTTCCATTTTGCTTAGGAATATAAATGCTATTACCTCTATAAGTATTATCAACTTCTATTCCATATTTACTTGCAAAAGCAGAACCGTTAATAGCTTTTTTAACATCTGAACTTTTTATTGAATTAATAACAGGTTCTCCAATATTAATAAGGTCATCCCTTAATGTTGTATTGTACTGTTCGATTGGATTTAATTTTTTTGTTTTTGTTTCAAATCCTGAAGCCTCAGTTGTTAAATTTATCTGTGCACCTTTAGGAAGTAAACTTTTAAATTGTTTTAATACCTCGTCTTCGTTAATACCCATTTTTGTTGATATAGTGCCAATTAATGATTCTGTAAACTTGGTTGGGTCGGCAAGATTTATACCATCAGCTTTAAATTTAAACACTTGTGTATTACCTTTTTCATCAACAATAGTATAACCTTCTTTAGTTTTATTAAATGGAAGTCCTGTTGAAGCACTTAAGTATTTAGTTCCTGATGAAGATTGATTTGCATTGCCGGTAAGAGAATAAACTAAGTTTTGAGCCACATTTTTAGCTGCCCTTCTCTTTTCATTAATATCAAGTTCTGTTGGACTAATTGCTCTTGGTTCTTGCAATTCTGCTTGAGGAGTAGGCTTTAGTTCTTCTGTACGTTTGTATTTAGCACGAAGTTCAGTACGCATAAAATCTTCTGATACCTTTATTTGCTCATCTGAAAACTCAGGAGTTTGCTGTCCTGAACTTGGGTCTACCTTTAATAGTATTTTATTAGGGTTAGCTTTTGCATCAGCGGCATCATTGGTAAATGTATATTGTAATTTATTTGGTGCAAATTTCTGACTATTGGTAAGCACAGATAGTCTATCGTATGGATTAACAAGAGAACCTTTTATAAATTGATTTTCTGAATCTGCAAATTGATATAAAATCTTTTTACCATCTTCGCTTAAATCAGTTCTTTTCCTAATATCTTCTACATTTAATATCAATCCTCCACCCGATACAGATGCTGTTTTAGCAATAGCACTTGTAGTCTCTTCTCCCAATCCTTTTACAAATGCACTAGTTACAGTATTGGTATCATACTTGTCATACTTTCCTGCTATTTGATTTTTTAATGTATTAATAGATGTAAACTCGTTAGGATTAGTATTCATTACGTAAACATCTTTACCATCAACCTTTTTTAATTCCTTCATTGCAACACTTACAGTGCCATTTGTAGGATTAATATATAGTTGAGACTTATTAAAATCTGAATAACCTTCTGCTTGACCCATAAGCCACTGCTCTAAATCTTGAGATTTATCTGTTTTATATCTTTCCATTTTATCAGCAAAAACTGCCTGATAATCTTTTGAAAGATTAAATGCTCGGTCAGTACCGTCAAGAATATTTTGTCTAGCAATAGTATAATCTTTTAAACTCATTTGACCTGACTTTAAAAGTCTGTCTTGCATTAACATAAATTGAGAAGCATTGTCACCATACTCTAATGCCCATTGATTAGCACCCTTATGTTCACCCTGTGGTGGGTTAGCTAACGTATTACCAAATTCACGAGATGCGGCATCAATTGCAGACTTTTTTTCCTCACGGATACGGGTCTCCTCTTTGAGCATATCGCTCATGTTCTTGCCAACCTCTGCCCAATTTATTTGAGATTCAGCACTCCGCTCTGCGTATTTATAATATGTTGCCATTAATTTTTTTTTATTTTAATAGGTTGAACGGGTCGTAGTTATTTAAATATTGTTTATTTGTAAATAACATTAGCCTTTGTTCAGGACTGAGTTCATTTCTAAATTGTCGGTACTGAGAATTGCTCATGCCTTTAATTTTTTCAAGGTCTAAATTTGTAAACCCATCCGTCCCTGCTACTCCCATTGATTTACTTACTCCATCATTTTTACCTTTAACATTACCGAAACTTTGAAACTGTTCAGTACTTAAGGTCATATTTCCAAGAGCAGATTTTTGAGCAGAACGATTTTGAGCAAATAATGGTAAAGCAGAAGCCACTTGTTGCCCTGTACTTACAACTCCTTGCATGGCTTGTTGTGTTGCTTGTGCACCTAACTCTTGTGCATTTGCTGCAGCTAACTGTGCACCCTCTACTTCTCCTAAATCTAATTGAGCACCAATATCACGAAGACGACTATCTTCTTGTGCACTTAACTTCTCAAGTGCACTTAATTCTTGACCAAATGCACTTCTTACTCCTGCTTGACCTTCTTGTTGAGCCATTTGAATACGACCTGCTGTAGCTGCAGCCCCTCTTTCACTCTCTACTCCTGCTTGTATAGCTTGAGCACCTTGAGCAAGCAGTGCTTCTCTCTCTAACTCGTATGGTTCTTTTTGGATAGATAAGTTATCATAAAAGTTAACCTCTAATTTTTTACGTGCAGCCTGCATTGCTGTATCAGCATCACGCTCTGCATTACGCATTGCTTGACGTTGCTTGCCTGCCTGAGAAAATGACATACCTGTTGATGCTGCTGTTGCTGCTATACCTACTACCGCTGCTGTTGTTACTGCCATGTTATAATAATTTTATCATCTCACCTGTATAGGAATCTCCTTTAATGTAACCAAGTTCTTCGTACATTCCTATTAGGCTTTGGTTTTTAATTAATGCGTAGCTATATTTGCTACCTGTTTTCTTACATATATCCGTTAATGAAGACACTAATAACTTAATAGCGTCTTTTCTTTGTGGCTTCTTGGTATATTCCTTGTTAGATATTATCCAATCTACCCATGCTACCTTGGAATTAGTTAAGTACATAAACCCGGCACATACAGGAGTTTCATTATCGTAAACAATTATACCACCTTTACCATCGTTAGGAAGAAAATCTCTTTGCGGAGGTTCCCATTTCCATTGCTTCCACCAACCTACAAGAATGTCATCGTAATCGCTTTCGTTTAATTCTCGTATATATAACTCCATATACTTACAAAGATATTAAATTTAAGGAAAACTTTTCATCACATCTGACTGCACAGCAAATAACTCTATCTTACTTGTTGAGTCATTGTCAATATTAAATGTGCAATAGTGACCTAACACTCCATGAGACTCAGCAATTGAGTTCTTAATATATAAGAAGTATGCATCGTTGATAGGTATGGGAGTTGTTCCTGAAATTGTTGTATCTATAGTTAATTGGTTTATACCATTAGGTAGGTCAACTGTAATAGCAGTTACTTCACCTGCAAGTATAGGTGTGGTGTAAGGAGGCAATGAGAAATAAAGATAATCTCCAATGCTTATAATGCTTCCTATAGATACAGCCACTGCAAAGTCAATCACATTACCGCCTGTAACTAGGATGCTTCTTCCAATACCATTAACACTTCTAAGTGAAAGCTGACCAACAGAGTCGTTACGTATAAAGGCAAAATAAGCTGCCTCTTTCTTTTCAAACCAATCCGCATCTATAAATCCTGAGAACTGTAGGTCTGTTTCCAAGGTTACAGACCACGATGAATCTCCTTGTAGATTTATTGTTTTAAACAATTTATTCTCAAGAGGAGACGTATTAAATACACTCTGCAAAGTTGTTGGCGTAAATGTTCCATAAAATGTATTCCTTAATGGGTTTACATTATGCCTATATAAATTGCCTTTATTAAAAGTATAGAAGTAGTTGTTCATTCCTATCATCCAATCAGGATAATAAGAGTAGAAGGATACCCATCCTCCAACCATGTCACTATATGATAATGTATAATTTGCCATATCTATTTATTTATGGAGTACAATCCACAGGACTAGATATTGCTCCTGTTGTATTATTGTATGTTCCTACCCATTTTTCATTAGTATCAGATGCTAATGCAAATAACACTCTATCTCCATTTCCAATAGTACCATTAATATATGGATTAGCTAAAGGAGGGTAATTATTATAAAACAATGTTACACCTGCTAATGTTGGTGAAGCAGCAAATACTGTCAAATTACCTAAACTTACATAAGTACCTGTTTGTCCACAAGCATCAGCAGCATCAACTGCATATCCAAATAATCTATATTCATATCCTGTTATTGGTGGAGGAATAGCACATACTCCTGAATCAATTACAACTCCATTACTATCTACTTCAAACCAATCATCCCCACCTACTATTGACCCTGTGGCAAGGTAAAATCCTGCAGCTAATGGTGTAGAACCATAAGCATCTGAATATACAAAGTCATATATACCTACTGTACCTGATGTCCCTGCTAATGATGCATTGTAATAAATAACTGTCTCATATAAAGTACAAGCAGCAACTGCAGATGCAGCCATTACGCTTGAGTTAAACCCTACAAGTAATACAGGGCATTCAACTATTATGTTCCAATCGGTACTTAAACAAGGACCAACTATTTCAATATTTACAATAGAAGGAGATGCGGTTAATTTAGGGATAACCATCATCGTATTGCCCGGTGCTACTGAACTTAAAGACACATCTCCTGCATTTACTGTTATAGCTTGCGTGTTACCTGTTAAGATAAATACTGCTCCATCATATAAATATTCAGGCAATGCAGGATATGTTGTGCCTGATATTCCGCAGTCAGAAGCTATTTCACCTATATAAGTAAAGTTTCCTGAAACAGTGCTTTCATGTATACCGTCTATTGGCGATGTTAGTTTATTATACACAACAGAGTTAAATGTTGCTCTAATGCCATCAGGTACATCATAAGGGTCAAACCTAATAATTATTGCACCAAGGTTTGCTCCTGCCTCTGAATCAAGTAAATAAATACCCTCTGTACCTGATTGTGTAATCTCCTCTCCACAAGGAATGGTACAAGAAGGACAAGTCTGTTGAGGTAATAATACCCCACTAACTTGCTCTCTTGAGATAAGACCGTCAGAATAAAATCCATCTAAAGCAAAAGTCGTCAATGCCGCATCATCAAATACAGCAGTCGCTGTTCCAAGTGAAGGTGAGTTTAAATAATATGGTCCACTTACTGCCATGGGTATTTTAAATTAAATTACTACAATTACAACAAACATCTTCTATATCTACATTTGAATAACATAGGGTAACCGGTGTTGATTGTCTAAAATCCCATATTAAATACAAATAATCATTAAGTGAAGGTACAGTAAAATCAGCATAGTTATATGTTCCACTTCCTACATTTGGTGTTGCTGTTGTTGCTAAACCTAATAGAATATTTATATCAACAGTATTATTTCCGTACAATGTATTGGTAACGTGGTATTTAAAACTATCAGAAGCACTATCAAAAACAAATGTATCAGAAGCAAATTGATTTGAAATTAAACTCATTACACTTCCTGCAGGTGGAAACGCACCTGTACCTATAAAATCTGTAATTATATTATATCTTGAAATAAGTGGATTAGTAGTTCCACTATCAAAAATTACAAGAGCTGATTGCAATGGAGATGTAAAGGCTCCACTTACATACCTATATTGCGTATGCACGGTCTGTGCTGAATCGTAATCGCTTGTTAGTACAATTTGTACTATGCTAAGAGATGCTGAATCAGGGCAGCTCGCAAGTACCTGTAGGACAATATCTCCTGTGTAGTCAATTGTAATGGTTGCAGTCTCTACAGAAATAGTGTCTTTATTAAAAGATAGCACTCCACTTGTACTAACTACTCCCGTTGTATTAATATTGCCATCGTAATCAACAGTTATCTCAAAATCACCACCTGCACTTATACTTAATACATTATATGTTATATCCGTGACGCCTATAGTAGGACCTAAATCAACACAATACTCTACTTGTCCTTGTACTTGAGGTAACGTACTTAGTGTAAACGTCTGAGCAATACCACAAGCCAAACACTGTGGATTGGTTGGAAGTTCAATGTCATTGCTTGACAGTACGTACTCATTCATGTATGGGTCAAATGAACCAAGTTTTTGAGTATTGAATGATGTATTAAACTCATCTCTAAAATAAGTACGCATATTCATCTCAGAGACAACTTTAAGTTGGTCGTTTGAGTATGAATCTCCTTTTAGCTGTATAACAGCTCCACGTTTTACATCAGTAAAGTATCTATCATAACCCCACTGTACATAACTCTCAGCATTAAAGCTGATGCCATATTTCTCAGTGCGTGTAATTTGGTTTCCTAATACCTCAGGTACCGAAGCTATAACGCCACCTCCTGTTGAGTCAGATATAAGATTCTTACTAGACAAGACATAAGATATTTTGTCTTCTTGCAAAACAAGAATATCATTGGCTCTACCATCTAAGATATAAATATCTCCAAATGACGGCTCCAATACTTTATAATTTAGCAATCCTAAGTTAAACTCATTTAGCTTATTTACATTTGATTCAGCACTGTACACGCCACTATATGTAATATCAGAGAACCTATCAGCTTCTTTATAGTCCTGAGCAGATACGCTTGTAACCCTATTCCCAAGATTAAAAGAGTTCCCTACAATTGAGTCTCTTATTTTATAACTCTCGGCTCCATTACCAAAGGCAAAACAATTAAAGAACTTAGTATCCACAATAGCCGGTAAAGGCGGTATTGCACTAATATCTTGGTTTTGAACATTGCCCATGTGATTACCATTCGTAATTGCAAATGACATCTCATTCTCAAAAAACACATCAGGCAATGCATCGGATGGTTCTGTTTCAAATATTATTGTTTTATCTGAACGAAATACAGTAATATTAACTTCTACGTTTGATGCACGAGCATTAGGTTGAAAAAGACCCGTACATGGCAACGTGCCTGTAACCATTAACTCAAGTTGGTTAGTCGTTATATTTCTAATAAATCTATAATAATTAATACATAAAGCGGTTGATATATCGTTTATAGTATTAGTTATTGTTGATATAAACTCATTATCAGGAATACAGTCTCCACCTCCTGCATATCTTATTCCATCATTTAAAAACTGCTGTACATTTTCACCAACAAACCAATCATACATATTATCGTATGAGTTTCCTGATATAATAGTTCTTTCTAATGTATTTCTTCTTTCCTCACAAAGACTACCTACACCATCTCTCCATTGTTTTATAGAAAGAAGTATTCGACTACCTGAAGGAACATCATAATCTGAAAATTCCCAAGTAGGGTTTGTTGGGTCAAATCCTGCTGTTTGAGCAGTATTCATTGGATAGTATAGTATAGGATAAGGTCCTCCTTTAGGAGAAGTTTCTTTTATTTTACCGGGTGCTATAATAGCTTGTTGGTCCTGAACAATATTAAAACTGTTAGGATTAATTTTCATGTAAACTCCGGCAGGAATAGGAATAAAAACAGAAGGGTCTAATTCGGTTGGTATCTCAATAAAGTCTGAACTCTGAGAAGATTTCTCAAGAACAGTAGCATACACACAAGATGTAGTAGCACCATTTGAATCAGCTTTTACTATTAATCTATCTCCCGTTTCAATCTTACGTGCATTCTCACCCTCAAGTAAGAAATATGCATTATTAGTAAGTGGGTCTTCAAAAAATATACTACAATATATTGTCTCGTAATTCTCTTCGTCAGGCTTTATTACAAATTTATATCGTGTAGCCCACGCAGGAGGAAGTTGTTGTATGGGTATAGTTACTTGAATTGAATTTTTAAATGCAGATAATCCACATGGTATATGTTCTGTATTTGTAGGACTAACCAATGCGGTTGTTGCTCTATTAAACTCATCCATGTAAACAATACCAATCTCATAGTCACGATTACTGTGTAAACTTTGAGGATTTGCTATTTCTTGAAATGTAGCTTCAGCAAAAGTAACTTGATAGTATTCATAAAATGTTTGAGTTGGAGTAGTTGTGTTATCAACATATTGCATTGCAGGAAATTGTAATCCAATTTCACTACTTGCAGGACTTGTAACAATCCCTATTGGCTCACCAACTGCACTTATTCCACTATTATTTTTTATATATGCATTTAAGTTATTTGGTATTGCACAGTTGAATGCATCAGTAAATGTTGTACCATTACAAGAATTTGCAACTGTTTGAATATTTGCTATATCACCAACTGCATTTTGAAACTCTATACTTGTAGCTAATGCATACACAGAAGTATATGTAGTTGATAAGAAAAATGCAAAATTTAATCTAACTTCACCTGTCTCCTCAGTTGGAAAAGGTGCTTGTCCTGTAAAAGGGTCAAAATGCTCTATGGTTACATCTAAATTAATTGCAGAGCCTGCTATTAAATTTTGTCCTGCTAAATCAAATGTAACTATAGCATTAGTAACAGTTACTGCTCCATCAATAGTATAGTTTCCTTCATCGGTTGCATCAGTAATACTTGTATTTCCTATAGCTTCAGATATTAAAGAAGTTGTATACTCAAACTTTATAGGAGACCCATTATCATCAATCAAATCATATCCTTCAACATAGTTTCCGTACATCAACCTATTGCCCATTATTGTTTGAGCTTTTGCAAATCGAGGTACATTATCATACAGTCTTAATAATTCAGACTCAGATAGAATTGTAAATATTTTACTATTTGTAAATGTATAATCGTAGTCAGTATTGTCTACAAGACCTAAATTAGCCTTGTCAAGTTTCTCAATAACTTTAATGATATTACCATCTGCTTTCTTAAAAAGAAGGTCAACACCAACCACTAAAGAGCCTCCTGAGTTATATGTAATTCTTGCAGAGTTGCAAAGATTAGTCATACCCTCATTTAAAAAACTCTCAATACTAAAACTAAAAGGATTTGGAACAAATGAAGGTTGAGACCACTGAGATGTGGCACTGTACTCTCCATCAATATATCTATACCTATAAGCAAAACAAATAAATCGTGTATTTAAAAAGTTTTCTTGACCATTAATTACAAGAGGTTCTACAGCAGGAGATTCTGTAGGTGGTTTCTTAATTACAAGCAACGACTCTGCATTGACTTGGTCTATATCAGCAATTGGATTAGGGTAGTTTCTATTTATATTTATAAATCTTGGAGCATTGTAATCATCTGTAAAGAACAATAAGTCATTTAATATATCTGTACCCGTTATAAGATAACTTGGATTAAAATTTAATTTAGTATCTACACCACCCCCATCGTCTATACTAACAACATGATATGTTAATATATTTGTAAATACATTAAATGATACTATTAAATCAAGTTTCCCTGTAGCTCCTAGACCAAAACTTGGGTCATGAACAAACCAATATACATTCTCATTTGCAGCATCGGCAATAGCTCCAATACATCTTGCGTCTACACTTAGCGGTGTACCATCAATATAAGTTAATTCAGTAAGCGAAAGATTTCCTTTTGTATTCTCAATAACTCCAACCTCAGAGTTCTCTGTAGACCCCATCCTAATATTCATAGCATCTACATACTCACCATCAGGAAGCAACCGTTGGTCAATGATTTTATTCATTCGACCTGCTATAAAGTTTCTTGTAATGTTTGCCATTTATTTTATCTGCTTGTCCATACCCCTCATGTTCATTAAGAGTCTGCCCGGATGAATATTGCTAATTCTTATTTTTGCATTGTTTAACAATGCTTTTCTTTTTTTACGAGCACGAGCAATAACATATTCTTGAACACCAAGTTTAGAACTTAATATTTCATATTCTATTGCTGCATAGATGTAGGCTTCAAACAATTTATTTACCGTAATCAATGAATTATCTCCACCCTCCATGCCATCTGATACGTATTCTAAGATGCATTGCTCTCCTGACATTGGAGAATCAAAATTTATAACTCCTGATTTTCTATCAATATTAAATGTAGGATTAAAGTTTGCAGTCTCTGTATTTAATCCATAAGCTCCCCCTATGCTATTCTCAAAAACCCATCCCCCATCAATATTCCAACCTGATTGCCCATCAAATTGATTATTTTGATTTAGATATATGCTTTTTTTCAGATGCGTTAATCTATCATAGTCAATCTCAGAGTATTGTGGAGATAGTGCATTACCATCTTGGTCAAACAAAATCCTGCCTGTATTATCTTGAAGATATGCTTTAGACGAAATTGTTTGAATATTCTCAGATAATGGTCTAAGCAATCCATCTTTGTACATAGATATACGAACCCAATTTATATAATCAGAAGGTAGAATATACCTTAAGTTATCAGGTACCGTTAGTTCTAATACTTTTATTTCTTTAAAAGCATCGTAATTTAATTCTTGTATAGCACGCTTAGTATGAAACTCTATTTTATAACGAGGTTCGTTATTAACTAAAGAGTGATTTCCTGAGTACATCAACTGAAAATTATTGACAATGTCAGTTAAACTAACATATTGATAAGAACCCCAATTAGCATCTTCAGGAAGTACTCCTGCATTCTCATAATATTGATACTGTGATATATATGCCATATCTTAAAAATTTATTGTTGCATACTAAATGTAGGTTGCTCATGCTGTTGTTGAGCCATACCAAATTGAGTAACTTCAGTTTCACGAATTGATATTCCACAGTACTCAAGTATTTTTGTAACTAATTTATACTCATCTTCTGTAGGTAATTCAAAGTCTTGATAATCATTTTGTGATTGGTCAAATACAGGCTCTCCATTAGTAAGTACAACATAAGTCCATTTTGGAACTTTAGGGTATCTAAAATAGGTGGCTTCAATCTGACCCTTATTACTTATCGTTACAGGATAAAAAGTTAACTCATCACCTTGTAATGCGTAAATAGGAAACTCATTTGTCGGATTAGTTAAATTAGACTTTACTAATAAAGAAAGTTTATTATTAACTACTTTTTCAGCTTGAACAATAGTAGAAGAAGAAAAAATACCATACGTATTGGGAGTTGCAAGAAAGATGTTTGAATCTAATATTATTACTGTATTACTTGATACAGAAACAACTTTACCCACTAATCCTGTTGTTGTATTGGTTACTACATCTCCTGCAATAATATCAAGTGACAGGAAGGTAGCTGAGCTATCTACTAGTTGATTACTGACAACCGATGTATTAGTTCCTGTATCTAAAACAACAGGTCTACATATAATGTCTAAAAGCATATAGGTATAATATCCCGTAGTTGTAGGACTTGGCATTGAGAATTTATTTGCAGAAACCTTAAACAAATAGTCTGTACGCAAAAAATATTCTAATACTTCTGCTATAGGCTGTTCAATGTCAGCGTAGTCTACACCCGAAATACGAGCGTTTTCAGCATTTATAACCTTATTATAGTTACTAAAGTACTCCTCATATATTTCTAATTGTGAGTTTTGAGCAAACAAATTGAAATCAGAAGGAGAAATATATCCATAATTGTTTTTATTCAACACAGATAATACCGCATTTCTAACTGAGTTTATCATTAGTTCTTTTTTTTCAAATATACATAAAAAAAAAGAGGGTACAACAAGTACCCCCTCCTCAATAATTAGTCAATAATAAAAGTTTTACTATGATAAAGTTGCATCTAACATCTTTAAAGAATCAATACCATCATCACTTTGAAGGTAATGTGCTACCATTTCGTATGGGTCTTCTCCAAAAGGAACAGATAGCATTTTCTTTTTGTTTGTTGCAGTATTAAACCATACTT